GACCCCCTATGACGGTTTAGCAAATATTTGACTTGTTCATAACACCTTTCAGAGATTAAACATCCACATCAATGGGTATATAAATGGGTATACGTTACCTATAACCTACTAATTCACCTCAATCCAAACTTAAATGAAAGGAAATTTCATTATGTTTTTGAGATTGAGAAAAGGTATTTATCAACTGTTTTACCATTGTCCTGAACTTGACAAATGGAGAAAGGTGTCTACTAAATGTAGAATACTCGTTGATGCAAAGAAGTTCAAGACTGAATTTGAAAAGAAAGTATTTCTACAAAAAACCCTACCAAATATCCAACTATACAAACAACCCAAGAAAATCCTCTTATCACAATTGAAAAATGAAATTCTAAACTACAATAAGTATAATGTAGGTAAATCCACACGGCAAACCTCAACTTGTGCACTGGATAATTTTATTGCGATTGTGGGTGATAAATATGTAGGAGATGTAAAAACCTTAGATATTGAGAAATTCAAACACGAAAGGAGTTTGCAAAAGGCAAAATCACACGACAAAACAAGAGCTATTTCGGTTTATACATTAAATAAGGAATTAACTAATGTAAAAACTGCCTTTAATTTGGCTATCAAATGGGACTATCTAATTAAAAGTCCTGCAAGTGATGTAAGGAAATTGCGGTTACCTGAAAAGGAAATTAAAATCATCACAGAAGAAGATTTTATAAAGATTATTGCAGTAATTAATAAGGATTATCAAACATTAATGGAAAACGAACAAGATACATCTGGAATAATACAGTTTTTAAAGATTGTATTATTTGCTTGGTTAACAGGTGCAAGATTGAATGAAATACTACATATCCAGTTTAAAGATTTAGATTTTGATAATAAATACATTCATATACGAAATAAAGAAAACTTTAAGACAAAAACTGGTAAAATTAGGAAAATTCCAATAAATAATGATATTTATTCACTACTAACAAAGCCTGATTTTGTCCGATTTAATAATGACCCTGATTCCTATGTATTTCCAAATTGTTATAGAAGCTATTTTACTAAATCCTATATATCCAGGCGATTTAGTATATCACTAAGGAAAGCAGGATTACCAAAAACATTTCATTTCCATTCATTACGACATTCATTTGTTACCAGATGTTTACAAAATAACATACCAATTTATAAGGTGGCAAAAATGGTAGGTCACAGCTCAATTAGAACTACAATGATTTATACGCATTTGTTTGTGGATGATTTAAGGGAAGGAGCAGAATTAATTACATTACCTACAAAGATGTTAGAATAAAGAAAATAACATTTATAAATTAGGGTAGTTAAAGGCTACCCTGTATTATGCATCCTTATATTTTTCATTAACTTTGTTTGCTCTTTTTTCAATTACTAATCCATCTTTATAAAATTTCAAATATACATCATTTAATAATTTTTTATCTCTTCTATTAAATTTATCCAATATTTTCTTTTTTATGATAAAAGTAGCTGTTTTATCTTCATCTATTTTTATATCAAAATCATTTCTTTTCAAATTAAACAAATTTAATAGAGATTCAAATAATCGATGTTGCAACTGTCCTAATTCACCATTTATCTTAAGTAAAGCAAGTAAATGTTTATCAATATTGTCTAATTCTCGTTTCATTCCTATTTAATATTTAATTTGACAGCAATTATTTTTTTTTGACATTTTTCTTTTTATGTCTATTCATTTTTTGTGTAAATTGATACTCATTCATATCACCTATATATTTGTAACCCTTTACTAATTCAACGAATTTTATACCCGTTTTAGTATCAATAGTGATTTGAATATTGCTTGTCTTATGCGTTAAAATCTGACCTAAATATCTTCTTGATGATGTAGTAGAGCAATTAGCAATAAAAGCACCCGAAGCCAATACATCCGATAAAGGATGTTTTCCATATTTTATTAAATCATTTTCTAACCATTTCCAGAATTTGGATTTTAACGGAGACATATTTGCAAAATTTTTCATAGGATAATTTTAGTTAGAATGTTTAGTATATGATTTAATTAAACTACTGTCTGGATTATATTCCCTACCTATATTCTGTAAGTTCCAATGCTGTTTAATGAATTTCCCACCACTGGCATTTATTGAGTGTTTGGTTTTAGTTCTTAACCTATTCTTATATTGTGTATTGTAATTTGTTTCTATAATTTTAAAAACTAAATCTGTTATATTCGCAGGGCAAGCATTTCTATAACGATTCAGATTTCTATCTAAAATATCTCTAATAATTAGGTTCATTTTATTTTTTTCTTCCTTTATTAAGATTTTCAAGACATACATTATAAAGCAAATCAATATACTTTATTAATTCTTCATAATCTTTAACTTTATAGTGCCCTAAAACATTTTTTAATATTTGAGAACTATGACTAATTGAAAAACAACCAACAGCATCAGAAATATTTAATAAATTAGAACTACCCACACTGGAATGTATAGCCATAGAAAAAGCACTATAAGTATTGTTATATAATTTAGTAAAAAGATTATCATAGTCTGGATGAATCTTATCTAAATAGGATGCAATGTCAAAAAGATTTGGGTCTTTTTTAGGGTTTTCTATTTCATCTTTAAGAATCTTATAGCACCAGCTATTTGGATTTTTTGCCTTATAATCATCTTTGAATTTATTATAATTTTCAATCAATAATTTCTTTTCAGTTTCATCTTCTATTTTTAACTTACCTCTATCAAACTCTTTATATTTTAAGATTGGAAAGAAGTTCATATATAAAGCAATCCTATCTTCAACATCTTTTTCTAAAATCAGTGATACAGTCAAATGTAATTCAAATAAACTACGACATAAAACGGCGGCATCCCTTTCAAGGAATTTATCAAGACAAAGATATATCGCATAGGTTGTTTGCCCGGCTTTTAATACAAAATCATACATTACAGCTTTATATACGCTATGAGGTTCTTTCAGCAAATATTCATCATAGACAAAGTGCATAAAATTGTAAAGTTTGTTTAATTGATTTATTATTTCTCTATACTGCTTTGTATCTCCCTCTATGGTTTTATCACGTTTAGACAAGTTATTATCTAAAAACTGTTGAAGCAATTTATCGTATTTTTCTATTATTTCTTTTTCAGTCATTTTAGTACAAATTATTTTGTTCAAGTACAACTTTTAATTTTCCCTGAAATTCTGTTTGGTGATGATTAGCTGGAAAAGGTATTCTGTTATCCCCATTTACAACGTTGAAATTGAGGTCAATCAATCTATCTTTGTAGATATCATAAATATTGACTTTAATTAATATAATTGGGATATACTCTTCCCTATCTAAGATTTCTAAATCTCTTAACAAATTTTCATTATCTCTTAAAATAGTAGATGTCTTTACAGTGTTACTTTTTATATCATCAACATGATTATAAGTCGCATCTACTATGAATAAGCCCTTATCTCTAAATTTAGACAATCCATCTGCCTTTGATGTAGCTTTTATATTAAATGCTTTCATCATTTCATTGAATAATGGCTCATTCATTTCACCTCTAACATCATAAAAATACTTTCCAGATTTCGGTGGAGCTTCAAGTAAAAATATTGCTTTAATTTCTGATGGTCTAAAACTATTCCTTAACCGTAAATAATAAGCTCTATCACATACTTCTATATCAACATCTTTTAATGATATTGAATTTTCGTCACTAAAATAATAAGCTATATGGCTATTACGAACAATTCTACGTTCATCATGCTCACTATTCAATTGATAATATATTTGATTTATAGTCAACTCTTTTTGATTAGCTTTTTCATAAGATTTTAAATATCTATCAACCACATCTTTTCCAACATCTTCATATACAAAATGCCCCTCAATTCTCACTTCTTTAAAATGTTGTCTTAATTGCTGAAATAATTGATTATCATAATAATCGGGAATTACATCAAGGCAATTCGGAATTTCTTTCCTAATAGGAAGATAATATGTTACATTATTATCTCTAAACAGATAAAAGTAGTAAATAGTGCTCATTTTTGCTCACCCTTTTTCAAATCTTTCGTTAAATATTTTACACATTACTGGATATATTTTATCAACATTATCTAATGATAAATCATAAATAGTCAAGCAAGGCAAAAGACTATTTAATAAAATGTTCAAATTTGATTCGGAAAGCCCTAACACTCTATTAATTGTAGCACTTGGATAATTGTCTAATGATGTATATAAGCCCATCATTGCTGAATAATTTGGGTGACAATATTGTGATAAACGTTCATAAGTGTCTCTAAAAGGTGGAAAATCTTTTGTGACTGTGTCAATTACTGACATAATTTTTGTTATATCGGGAAAATCATCTTTTAAGGTAGTTCCAAATATTCTGTTATTGATTAAATCATTAATATCTTCATACTTTTCTGCATCAATTAATTTCTGAATCCTAATCTGCATATCATAAACATAAGCGGTGTTTTCATAAATGCTCCTTACTGAATTATAACAAACACCAATAAATTCATCATTCCAAGATTTACTAAAATTGTAGGTAAAATCTATAACACGGTGCAGGGAAATTTCATTATACATTTCATATTTCCAAACAATTTTAGGTTTAATTCCTTCCTCTTTTGTATTTCCAACAGGGTCTACAATGTGTTTGGCTCTACTTGTGAGTTTAATTGTTAAATCATCTAACTTAACAATATTTCCTTCACAGTTTTTGAAATATTTACGTGTTATATTGTTAATTAAATACATTTTATAAAAAGATTAATTTAATTTTCTAAGTTCCTTTTGGCAAGTGCAATCCACAGAGATATTATTATTTTGGCGTTCTGAACAGTGCCAATTGCCAACTTTTTGTGTAGAAATACCACCTGCTAAATCAATATTAACCAATTCATATTCCACGATACTTTCCTTGCCTGTTTTTTCACAAATTACCTTTAATGTCTTTTTCATTTTTTAGTTTGATTTTATTTTTGAAATTTAAACTTCAATGGGCTTAAAATGTAATTTTTTCAATATAAATATTGGATAAAATCTTTTGTTCTAATAACCATCCCTACTCCTGGGTAGATGTCATTTTCAATCAAGAATTTATCGTTAATAACAGCATAGTTACCAAAAGATGCAAAACCAACAACTTTATTATTGTTTAACAAAATTACTGGACAACCACTAAATCCAAAAGTCATGAAATAGTTTAATACTATTACATTGATATTTTCTAATTTTAATCCATCCATATTAATTGTAATATTAGAATCATTCACAATTTCTCCAGTGTTTGTGCTTATATGCAGTTTAATAGTATCTTTAACAACTATATCGTCTTTGATATCTATTTTAAAAATGCTTTGAGCATAAGTCATCTTACCGGGATAACCTATATTGTAAACAGTATCACCAATGTTATAATCACTACTTAATTCCCAGACATAAACACTATTATTAGAATCATTTAATAATCCAATAGTCAAATCATATTCGGGTTTATCAACAATGATTTTATAATCTTGGATTATCGAGCCATCTGCACTTACTAATATATATTTGAAATATTTGAAACCCTCATCGGGTTTTAGCAGATTATTATTTAAACAATGATTGGCAGTAATAAATTTAGAATTGCTAATGAAAAATGCTGTCCCTATAGCCCTTGACATAATATCAATTTTATCAGGTTTTAATCTTGGCTGGCTGACAAACCTATAATTTACTTTTACAATGCACCAAATACTTTTTGAGTCCCATTGACTTAATAACACTGTATTTGAAGCTATAAAAACTAATAATATTATTTTTATTTTAAAGATTAGCAATTATAAATTAATTGTTTTGTTTAGATTTTTTGCTATTCGAATTTATTTGTGAATTGCTAACTTTATCAAAGAAATTATTCACATAAATATTTTGAGCCTTTTCAACCTCTTTAGGCGTGAAACTTAATCCCTCTCCAATGATGTTTGCCTTTTCCAAACGTAAACACCATTTTAATAAATTGGTTTTTACAATATCTATAATTGAAGCAATTTGAGTTTTGAGAATAATCAGTGATGGTTTGTTATCTAATAAATGTTCTCGCATTAACTTCAGTTCATCATTTCGTGGGATGGAATAGACTACAATGTTATCGTTTTGTTCTAACATTTTTTCAATTTCGAAGACTGATTCTTGAATTTCTATAGTACATATTCTATTCTCAATGTATTCACTACCTATATTTATAGGCATCCATCTATTTATGTTATAATTAAATACCTCTATTTCACCCGTTAAACTTCTATAAATTGGTATCTTTGTAGCCTCGAAATATCCCTCTAATTCATTTAAAATCCATTTCTCGAAATCACGCAATTTCAGTTTTGAAGCAACGACAAGACCTTTTCTTAATAAATCAGCAATGCTATGACTTTGAGAAATTATTTCGTGTTGAAGTTCACTTATTAAAGAAGACATATCAATTATTGATTTTATTTTTATTTGAATTCATATTGAACTGAGAATTATTGACATTAGAATAAAAGTTAAATACATAACTTATCGTTTGTCCCGTATCTATTTCTTCTTTAGTAAAAGAACTATTAATTCCTTTAATGCCCTCTACTTCCAGCTTACATAGCCACTCATAAACAACATTGTTTACTTGTTTTAATAGTGACCTTAATTGTAGTTTTACTACATCAAAACAATATTTAGTATTTATACCATAAAATTTGTTTAATAATCTTTCGACTATATCTGGAATTTCTAATTTAACATAATCACCATCTTGCCTTATCCATTCTTCAATAGAAGCTACATCGTTAGATATTTGAGTAGTTGTAAACATCCTTTCTTCTTCAACTGAATTACAAGGAATATTTACTGAATCCCAATTCCTACCATTAAAGTATTTGTATTTCCCTATAACAGTTCTATAATCAGGTAATGTCAAAGATAAGTTGCGATATCCGTCAATTTCAAGTTTTATCCATTCTATAAATTTGTCTTGTTTTAATGTCATTGCAATCCTTAAGGCTTTATTTAGAATGGCAGAAGTGGTTAGATTCCCTTCGTTTATTTCGTCTTGTAAGTTATGGATAGTAGAGTTTGACATAGTGATTTATAAAATTGATTTAATCCATTCTGTAAGTTTTGGGAGCAATGGAACTAATGGCACAAATTTGCTCATAAGTTCAACTTTTTTTTCTATCAAAGACTTATCAGGTTTAGATTTAGCGATTTCATTTTTTATAATATTTAGGTCGGAAAACAAATCTTTTTTATCTGATATATTTATTGCATTACTTGATTCAACGAATTCTAATAATTTATCTAAAATATCAGGATTTACTTCATTATTATTTTGAGTAACATTATTTGAATTTGAATTAAATTGAGATTTTTCGACCTTGTTAAAAAAATTATATACAATATTTTCTCTTCTATTTCCAGTATTATTAAGAGTAGTATCATTGGTTTCTTCAAGATATATAATTGCTTTAGGTTTAAGTTTAACAAATGCATTACCACCCTCTGTACGAATTTCAACATGTATATAGTCAGATTGTTCTAAGAAATCTGTAACTTGAAAAATTCTATCGTCAAATTCGGTTAACCCTAATTTCTCTCCAATTTCTTCCATAGAAATAAGCTCAAATCCTTTATCTTTCTGATATTGCGCAAATATTTCCACCAAAGCTAATTGAGAAAGTTCTTTTAGTGTTAAATTCTTATGTGCGAGTTCCATATTATTTTGAATTATTTTGTATACTATTGTTTGTATCTATATTAAATTGAGACTTATTTACATCTCCTTGAATATTAAACACTGTAGAATTATTTCCATCATTATTTGACATGATTAAGTATTTCTTTAATTCGATTTTCATTTTCTCTAATATTTTAGGGATTTTGTGCTCTAATTCTTCACCTACCCAAAGAACATTTATATTTAAGAAAACAAAAGGTGCTCCGCCTTTTGAAGCATGATAAGCTTCGCAATTTCTCCTTGCTTCGGTAGCTCTGCTACTCAACAATTGCCTAATATAATCTATTACTATTTTCAAATCTTCATCGGAAACGCTTTTAATCTTATACAATTTCATGTAATTGATGAATAATTCGATAGCCTTTTCACCTACAAATTGTATATGTTCACCGTGACCTTTGATAATGATGCTTATTGCTTCATCAAAACTACCATTAGTCAATTTGAATATTTTTCTGCCAATATCTTTTCTAAATGACCAGGAATTTCCTAATTCAAATCTATATTCATTAAGAAAATCATTGTATGCTTTTTGAAAAGTTTCATCCATGTTCTAAATCCAGTTTGAAAGCGGTTTTAAATTGAATTAAACGGCTAAAATTTAACACAATTTAATTAAAGAATCTCCATAATAATTAATACATTAGAAACGTTTCAGGTTAAAGTTTAATATGAATCCACATTATTGTAATTTTAAAACGATTCAGAATTAAGCGGTGAATTTGGTAGAACATTGAAATCTACGTTTTCTCTTGCCCTCTTTTTTGTATATCACCAATTCGGACACCTTTATATGTTACAATAGAGGCTAATTATGGCCTTAAAAAACTAAAGAAAGGATTTAATTATCATGGCAAAAGAAAAACCAAACCAAAACGCTTTTAAATTTCAGGCTACAATGATTTCATCAACAAGGAAATTGCTTGCAAAAGCATTGGGTTTAGAAGTAAAAAAAGTAACTGTAGCTCACAACTACAAAGAAAATACTTTGGAGTTTGTAATAGACGAAAAACTTACACCGGAACAAATTGCAAAGGTTGAAAAAGCAAAGGATTTTATAATGACAATGCTTGGATAAATCTTATGCTAATATCATTCAAACATAACCCCAGTCAAAAGCTGGGGTTTTTTCTTTTCTAACTCAATTAAAACTATGAAAAAACTAATCGAATTAAAACTACCAATCTTCATTTCGGCAGACAATTCTAAAATTGAAAATGTTGAGCCGCTAAATAAGACCGATTTCACACTTCAAGAGCTTTACAACCTCATTAATACAGACATAATTCAAGTACTGGAATTATATGATGGCGCGATAATGATTATTGATGAAGAGGGTAAGCTCAAAGACGATGCTAAAGTAAACAAATTAGCTACTCAATTGTACTCGGTTGATAGAATGAATGAGGATGAACTCAGGAAGCTATTCAGTTTTTATGAAGCAATAGGTATTCCAGTGGTCTCTACATTAGATACGGATATTGGATTTCCTCATAATAGTATTGTAGGAAATGTAGTTATTTGTAAATCAAAATACCTCAAATAAATGAAGACAAAAAAGCAAGACCTTTTAAATGCAATCAAAGCCGAAGACTGGAAATTTGCACTATCAATTGCTAAATCCTTTAGGCGTGATTTTACAATAGATGAACAGAAGATATTGCAACACGGCTATGCTTTTCTTATTGGACAATCAGCAAATTTCTTTGAGGCAATACAAATTGATATGAAAAGCGAATATGAAAAATCACTGGAAATACTTAACGAATTTGCTGGTAAGCATGATAAAATTGAACCATTTTATGTTAATAATAAAGTATTTAAAGAAAAGATACGGAAGCGGTATTTGAGGGAACAAGGATTTAATGTTGACGATGAAGATGCTCCAGATAACAAAGAATAGGGTTTATATGGATATTCATTCTTTTCAGATAAGACGATTCAGCCATATTCAGAAACGATAGATACAACATAGCTCTATTGGTTTGATATAAAACAGGTGGGGCTATTGTTGCGCTTCATATAATAAAAAAAGGCGGTTTAATCCGCCCTTTATAGTTTAATTTATAGTTTGCTTTTCTAATTCGTCAACAGCACACTCATAATATTTCCAAAATGTCTCTAATAGAAAGTCTTTTGTAATAGCATTTTCTTTCATATCTTCTATTTTTATTATTTGTTTTTTACTATTCCTAATTATTTTCCCTATATTAGATTTATAAATGTTATTTCTTGTCAAACTTGAAACTATAAGCAAATCAGTATTATGTAACACACTTTCCTTCTTTTCTTTTTCAGAATAACAACTTGATAGTTCAGATTCAGAAATAAATATAACTTCTTTTACTCTATTTCCAAAAGTATCATAAGCAAAACACCCTAAAAAATTCATAAGCAATCCTTTTGTATTTGTACTTATAAAATGTAATGGAAAAGAAACAAAGCTGTTATCATCAATAACGACATGTATTTGATGTTGGAAACCAAATGCTTTTTCAGACGTCAATTTATTTTTAATAATATTGTAGAATTTTTTGTTTTGAGATAATTCGTTTTTCATTTTTATTATTGATTTGTTTTAAGGGTTAATAAATAAAGGGAGCATATTTCAGCTCCCTGTAAATACATTTACTCATTTGCAATTCTGTTCATCTTCTCTTTCAGCGATTCCTCATCATAAGACTGTTGAGGTTCTGGAATAGATGCACCTTTTGACTGCAAATGTTTTTCAAATGCAATGCCATCCACTACAGGCTCAATATCTTTCACATATTGCACAATCTCATCAAACCACTCCAGAACTGCATAGGCTTGATAGTAGTTCAAAACAAAATGCTTAAACTGAGACTGTGCTACTTCCAATGAACCATCTTTCTGCCCTGAATTGACAAAAGCTTGAATTTTGGCTTTGTTGTAGATGACCTGCTTGCATTTCCATACACCTATGACAATGGGCTTTGATAGATAACCTACTTTGATGGAAATCATGGGTGAGCCTTGAAAACTGCTGTGTTGTATCTGATGTGACATGAGTATCCTCTCCTTATTTTATAAAGGCAGTTTAAATTATTAAAAACCTAATATAAGATACTTTTTTGCTGTCGTTCCCTGTATTTTGGTTATTAAATTGTTAATTGATTATTTCCTGTGTATTACGGTAATGAATAGTCAACGATAATTTAATTGAATGATAATATAGGGATGGGAACTGTGGATATTATTAATATTATATTCTACTAATCCCGGCAGATACAATAATACTACATTTTGAGACAGCTCAGTAATACATATACTATATATCCGAACATGAGAGTGTTGATATAAGGGTTACATTCGACCGTCCCCTTAGTGAGTAATCAGCACTCTTATTTTTATAATACGGTCGATAAATTGTTTTGTCCACAAATATGCACGGTCGAAAATGAAACAACCTTACAGTCGAAAAGACGACAAGCCCAAAGCAGTAAACTTCACAATGGTATCAAATAAAATTATTCAATCCGAAGAATTAACAGCCGATGAAAAGATTATGTATATAATCTTAAAATCATTCAACCCTTCATATCCATCAAATAAAAGACTAATAGAACTCACTGGCTGGGGAAAGAATAAAGTAATTAATATTAAACAACGATTAGTAGAGCTTAAATTCATTACCTCAAAGAGGCGCAGAAATAATAGTAATCTGTATGAAGTAAAAAAATTTGAAGAAATACAGACAGTTTCACCAGTAAACTCCCAAGAGTTTGGCTGTAATGACACTAATAATACTAATATAAGACTAACCCCTGGGGACAAATACATTAACAGTGCCGAAAGTTTAGTCTGTAAACTGTACAATTCCGATGCAGATTTTGATAGTTTAACTGATAAACCATCAACAATAGATTACGAAGCTGATAACATATATGATATTGACGACTATACCGCACCAATTGATACACAAATAGTCAACAAGATATTTGCTAATTCACATACAATTAGTAATGCAAATGTAATACACAGATAATACACTGATAAAAATAGAATGTAATATTAGTAATACATATACTAAAGGAAACCTATATGAAACAGAACAAAGACAAATCATTCATGATTACATTCCGTATTGATAAAGAATTGTATAAAAAACTATCAAAATATCTTTATGATACAGGAATGACAAGAACCAACTTTATTAAAAGGTTGATAATTAAATATTTCGATAAGAATAAATCGGTCAAATAAAATGAAAACCATTAAGTTCAATAAACAAGAGGTAGATCTTCTAAATATAATTTTTAATGCTGATGCAGCATCCAATATAGGATTTCAAAACACCTATTTAAGTGGATTAGAAGATAAAGAAATTGAATATTACTTTGGGAAAAACTTTAATAGAGTATGTGAGATTGAAAGAAGTATTGCTAATAAATTAAGGGAATAATTTTAAAAACAAAGAGTCTAAAACCCTAAATAATACGTTTTCCCAGAACTTTTTAGATTTAAATGAATCAAATATACGCCCGTAATTAAGCTTAAATACTCGCTTTTTTTTACATATTTTAAATAATGATTTCATGTACTATGCCTTATGCATAAATTAATAACTTTATTATTGGAAAGCCCTTTCTACGCAAGATAATAGGAACTATACTTTAAAGTCACTTTACTTTTTGGTCACGTAAAAATATTCTTTACAAATAAACATAGACGCCAAATAATAGTCAACCTCGTTTTTTCGGGGGTAAATTATAAACCCACTTATAAAGAGAAAGCAATGAATATAATAGAGACAAACACCAAATTTCAAAAAGAAATTAGGGAATTGATAAGCAATAAAGTTAAGGATTATGAAAAGCAATTTGACAATATATTTCATATTGATGAAGTAAAATGGAATAGTGAAACCGTTAAAGAAGAAAGTGGTGAGATATTGACACGCGAAATATCAACAAATATTTCATTTACATTCAATCCAGAACAAGAGCAAAATTAATGATAAATTTACTACTCGATGAATATCTTTTTAATGGTTTGTGGTTAATTGTTTTTGGCGTGTGGTTAGGTAAGCTGATATACGAGAAAACAAATGAAATCTCTTAACGAACAAGAATTACAAGAATGGTTAAAACAGTTTATAAAAAATAATAAACAGAAAACAAATGACTAAATATATTATTGTCGCAATGATTATAGGTACATTCAACGGATTCATAATTAGTGCTCTTTAAGGCTAACGATAGAATAAAACAAAATACCCTCTGATTATATATCAACTAAACAAGCACCATTATAAGTTAAAACCACAGAAATATTTCTGTTAAAATAAATTTGGAGTATAATATGAAAACATTTTTGATTGCATTTTTAATCGGATTCATTTTTTTATTTATTGGTTGTAGTGAAGATCCAATTTTTAATATTGTTTCTTGCTCACCAAACACAAATGAACTTATTTATTCAATAGATTCAGTTGGAGTTCAATCAAATGACTCAGGTTGGATTTATTTAATGAGCACTTATACAAACATTCCTATAGATTATACAGGGCAAATGGTTGTTGAGTTTGAGGGCAATACGAATTTAGATGATTTGGCTATGAAAGAGCTATATTTTTCAGTCAAAAAGAGCAATAGCAATTACTACTCGCAATCATTGCAAACAACAAATGAAATATTAGGTTTTCATTCTTATAGATTTAATGTCACAAGAAAATCAGAATTGAATTTTATTTGTAGCATTATATTTAGCAATAGAACAAATGCTAATGTTTATTTCAAAGATATAAAAGTTTTTGCTTCATCTAAATAATCAAGCATATTTATAATATTACTGGTAAGTCTGCCATATCTAACCGATAAATAGGCTTATTCCGAAGCAAATTGAAGGGCTTACGAAATACTTACCAGTTTAAATTTTGCTATACTTACTCGATATTCGTATAGCAATTTGACCAAATTAGAGAACCGTAGGTGAAAAGAAATTTTCATGAGAAGCCTATGGTTCTTTTATATCCCTCCAAACAGATTTCAATCCCACAAATATAGGAGAATTATTCTCTTACAATGTTTTTGTTTAATGGTTTCAATATCTAATAAATGAAGATATAAATGAACTCTTTAAACAACACCATAAATCCTTTCGAGAAATACCAATCAAAAGACAACAAAGTAACAGCTTACACAACTGAAAATGGAATCGTTATTAAGAAGATTGCCGGTAAGAGAAAAGCCATTCAATCAGGCAAGATTATTCATGCTAAAGATAATAAAGGCAATGATTACTCTGTGTATTATTTCTCAATTCCAGCAAAATATATAATGAAAAAATATAGAAATGGTGTTGGAATCAATTATGCATTTTTTGATACATTTGCTAATAACTCTATATTTCATGTTACTGTAACAAATGAGAACCAAGAATCACAAACATTCGCAATATCTAAAACCAAAGCTTTGAAGTTTGGAATTGTTGCATCTGAAAGAAATTATGAACAACAGATATTCATTCCTATTTGCTTTTTTGAAAAATTATCATAATCACAATGAATAGCAAAATATTTATATTATACAGAATTGTTTTATCCCGAATAGTACTTATGATTTAATGTCTGATACCACAAAAAACCTTTACAAATCATTTCGAAGTGAAATAAAAGATATTGATGAAGAAGAAAGAACAATCACTCATTATATATCGTCAGAAAACCCTGATAGAGAAGGTGATATAATAATTCAAAATGGAATCAATTTTACTAATTTTGAATCTAATCCTATAGTATGTTATAATCACTATAATGGTTTGCAAAATGTTTCTGATAAATTTACTAATATCGGTAGAAGTTTGTGGCAAAGAATAGAAAATGGTAAGACTCTTGCTAAAACTCTAATATATAAAGACATTGATTTAGCAGAAGATATATGGACTGCTATAAAGCAAGGATACGTTCCATCTTGGAGTGTTGGTTACGCAATTACTTCTGACCCTATAATAAAAGGCTCATATAGAATACTTCAAAGCATCGAATTATTAGAGTATTCACTTGTTTTAATTCCAGCACATACAGAAGCAACAAGCATAGCATTTAAGAATTTTGAGCCAAAAAGTTTTGAAATCAAAAACATTAAAAAAGAAATAATAATGGAAGATAAAGTATTAGCGTTAGAAACTAAAACAGTTGATATTGAAACAAATATAGACAAACAATCTAAGGAATTAAAAGATTTGATTTTAAGAGTGGAATCTTTAGAGAAATCAAATGTAGTTGAAGAACTACCAATTGTCGAAGATGTTGTTGAAGTAGAAGTTGAATCAAAAAATTTGGAACAAGAAGAAACAAACAAAAAAATAGAAATACTTACAAAGAAATTAGATTCAATAGAAAAATATTTATAATATACATTTTCCGTCTTGGGGATAAGTGAAGCAATTAGAAAATATCTCGAAGTAGTTAGGCAATAGCCGGGGACTAATAAAAGAATTTTTAGGGATTGATAAGGCTTATTAGAGACTTTATGTAAAATGTGAGAAAATAGTTTATATCCCCTGCATATTCAACAATCACAAAATGGAAAATAATTTAGATAAAATTATAGAAAAAGTTGAGAACATCGAGAAGAAATTGCTTGAAGTTCCACAAGAAAGAAATTTACCTATTGAAGTAAAATCAATAGAAGATGAAAAGGCAAACGCTTATAGAGTATTCGCAAAATCATTGAGCACCGTAATTGCTTCAAAAAACCCTGCTATGGAAATAGAAACAAAAGGTATGACAGAGGGTAGTGCAACTGTTGGTGGAGCATTTGTTCCAACATTAGTAAGCAATGAAATTCATACTGCATTTGAAAAAAATGGTTTGATTACATCACTTTGCAGAAAAGTTACAATAGATTCAAAATCTATTGATTGGCCTATACACACTACAAACGGAACAGTATTCGCACCTGGTGAAGCTGTTCAAATCACAGATTCGTCAGCTTCTTCAACAAAAGTTACTTTTACTCCTGTTGGATTAAAAAGTATTCACTTGTTTTCAAGTGAATTAGAAGAAGATTCTTTAGTTCCTATTGTTCCTTACATAAATGAAGTAATGGGTGAAGAATTTACTGCATATCTTGATAAGGCTGCATTATCTGGAGTTACCACTTCATTCTCCAGTGGTTTAATGAAGAATGCAAACATTAGTTCAGTATCAGCCGCAGCAGGTGGTTCAGCATCAGCAACACTATCAACCACTACATTAAGTGCAGATGATATTGCAAATATGTTGACAAAATTACAAAGCAATAACACGACTTATGCAAATGGTTCCGTATTTGTAATGAACCCAAATGCTTTAGGTGTAGTTAGAAAATTGAAAGATACTACAAATCAATATATCTTCACAAACTCAAACTTTGGTATTCCAAATGCAGGAATCAATTCATTAAATGGTTATCCAATTGAAGGATATCTATTTGGTAAACCAGTATTCATTTCTCAGCAATTGCCAGATGCTACAACATCAGCAACAGGTGCAGGAAGAAACTTAGGTATTATTCTCGGTAACTTCAAACACATGCTTATTGTTGAAAGACGTGGATTAACTGTTGCTTATACAAATGAGGGTAGCGCTGGTGGTGTAAATACATTTGACACTGACCAAACAGCTATTAAATTCACTCAAAGAGTTGACGTAAAACCTTTGAAAGAAGATGCATTTGTAAAATTAGTTGCTTCTGCTTAATAAGAATTAAAAGTAACTCTAATCTTTACTGGTTAGAGTTATTCAACAATTATTTCGTTCCGTTATTTTATATACTTCATTTAAGCCAATAGTGATTTCGTTTAGAAGCTATTGGCTTTTATTGTTCTACATTCTATCAACTATGTTCTATAAAAAAGACTCTTACACAGGAAGTTTGACAAGTATATCTCTATGCACAGTTGCCCAAGTTTGTGAAAGCATTGGCATTAATTCACCAAGTGCTGATTTAACTGCCTTTTTATCATCAGCAATTGATAGGGTATCAAAAAAGTTTGAAAGCTATTGTCAACTACCCCTTAAAGAGCAATCATTTATAGGACATTATAATGGGAGTGGTACAAATATTTTATATGTTAACAATTTTCCAATTACCAGTGTAACATCTATAAAATATAGAAGTAACCCCTTAAACTCGTATAGTAACGCAATAACAGTAAGTGGATGTTCAATCTATTCGAATAAGATTATATCATATAATGATACATTCCCTTATGGAAATCTATCAATTGAGATTATCTATAATGCGGGGTATTCAACTGTACCCTACGATATTGAACAAATTGCTATTGAAGCAACCGAAATTATTCTAAAAGAAAGTAATATTAAGAGTGCTAAAAGTCAAAATACTTTAGGTGAATTAAGCAGACAAGCCGATGCTTCACTCGGATTTAATACAACGTTTATTGATTTAAACCCTCGCTTCAAAGAAGTTTTAGACTTTTACAAAAAGAGAAGGGTATAAATGGATAGACGACAATTAATATTAGAAACTATTAAAAATGAATTGACCCTAATTACTTCAGATAATGGATATTATAATACTGTTTTGGAAAATAATATTTATAGAAAAGTAAAGCAATTAAATGAGCTAAATCCTGAAATTAGAACACCAATTATAGTTTTTATAATTCGAGAACCTGAAAATAATGACTTTAAGCATCTTCAAAGAGACGAAACAGGTGAAGCAATTGTTCCCGGTAAAGCAAATTCGCAAGGAAATACATCACCCGAATTAATTAAAAAATTACATATAGCTATTGCAGGTCTAATATTATCAGATGTTGACCCTTATGACAAAGGTTTGTTATCCATAGAAGCTGAACAATTTAGAAAAGATTTAGAAGATTTCTTTCATAGAAAAAAGACAATCTCATCTACATTGAATGATATTGATGGAGTACAATATTCACTTATTAAGAGCACTCAACCTATTTTAGACGACATACTACATAAGGGTGGAATTACACTTGATTTGTATATAGAATATTTTGATAATTCGGATGAATTAAATGTTACTTCACCTGATACTCCAACAATTTCAACTCCAAGTAATGGTGCAACAGTTACAACAAATCAGCCAAACATTGTATGGAATAGTATTTCGGGAGCAGTATCATATCATATTCAAGTAGCTTCTGATAATTCCTTTAGTACGCTAATAGTTAATCAATATTTCATCAATGATAATGGATATACAATAAACTCTATTGATGCTCTAAGTAATGGTACTTATTATGTTAAAGTTAGAGCTTATTCAAGTGTAGGGTATTCTGATTGGAGTTCTACTGTCACATTTATTGTAAATGCAAGCACAATAACTCCAACTGATTGGAATGGAATGCCTGGTGCTATTTCTTGGTGGAATACTTATTCAGCAACAGGATTAACACTTTCTTCTGGTATATCAGCAATGAAAGACCAAATAGGCTCAAGAAATTTTACACAAACTACAGCAGGAGCAAGACCATCTTTAAGTGGAAGTGCTTGGGGTAGTTTATCAAGTGCATATTATAATCCATCATTTGGTACAGATTCAAGGAATTTATATTATAATGATTCATTAGCCGTAATGCCGTGGAATAATTCAACAACTGGTTCTTTCATGTGTGTATTAATGATGGATGGAAGAAATTACGATTATAACTCAGCATATTTTGCACCATTTGGAAGAACAAATACAAATTATGGCGGTCAATTATCAGCCTTAAGGGGTGTTAATACCGGCCCGGGTGATTATCAATTAAGCTATCCGTTTCCATCTGGTAATGCAATGGTAATTCCAACTGCTTTAAATGTTCCACATCAAGTATTATTTACTCATAGTGGAAGTGCAACAACTATTTATTTGGATGGTACACTTTTAGGAACATTAAATAAATCATTAACAAATTTTGCTGTTGAGACAAATAGTTATTGGAATTTAGGTCAATATTATTTTTCAACATTTTCATCAGGACAATTTACTGGACACATATTTGAAGCTGGATTTTCTACATCAGCTCTAAGTTCAGCAAATGTAAGAGCATTAAACGAAAAGTTCAAATTAAGATTTAATCTATAAAAATTTTTCACCTCTTATTAAATATTTAATAATAAAATGGCATTAAGCACAAGCAAATCAACACGTTCTGT